CACGGCTCTCTCCCAAGAGCCATTTCCCTGGACCGAATACAGGAATCGTATTCGGTCTCTTTTTATCTATTTGTTTATTAAGGGTTTTTCGGTATAAACACGAATTCCCCCGAAAATTACTCGAACAATCCATATTCTGTCTAAACCATAACATACTCTGCACCGCGTGCGTCCAGGTATTTTTTGGTCATTGTTAAATTTTTGTGGCCGAGTAAACGCTGAGCAAATTCCTCTCCGCGCTCCTTTTCATAGAGCCTGCTCGCAAGGCTCCTAATCTCATGGAAAGGCGGTGGGTTAGGGCCGAATTTCAACCCGGTCGAATCCCTTATCTCTGCGAATGCTTGGGTGAGTCCGTCAGGAGTTAGTGGTCCCGGCTTTCTTCCCCCGCGGCGAACCGGCGAGTAAAGCATGAAGTCGGAAGGGTTATTAACCCGGCATCGCTCAATGACATCCTGCAACACAAGCCCGGCGACGTCCAGCCTCAAATCAAGGGGAAGCGCCAGTTTGTGACCTGTTTTCTCTTGCGTAACGAAAAGCCTCCCGTCTTTAACGTCACTAAACCTGAACAGAGAGATGTCCTCCCGCCTCTGGCCGGTGACCAGTGCCAGATCGCATGCGTTAGGCGCCCAGTCAGAATGAATTAACGCTGCCTGGCGAATGACCGTGAATTGCTCGAACAGGAGGCGCTCTCGCTTAACTTTCGGCGTCGGTGTTCGCGTAGGTTCCGCCGGGTTCCTGTCCACATGTCCTTCCACGATCGCCTCCCTGAATATGTCCATTAATACAGACCGCAGCCCCGAAGCCATGCTCTTTTTATCGCAGATAATGTACGCTTCAAGAAACGAGGCGATATCCTTTGTTGTGACAGAGGCGAGGGCGGTTTTGCCGAACTCTTCCTTTATGGTGGCGATCTGGTTTCGCCTGACCTTCATCGTGTTGGGTTTCAGCTCGCGCCGTTCGAGAATTACCTCGTATCGATCCAGCCATGCGGCCACGGTGAACGTGGGCACGTCTTTTATGCGATCCAGGAGAGAAGAGGGAAGGTAATTCTGGTCGATGTAGTTGTTGGCCTCAATGGCCTGGGAAATGGCATCCTTGCGATCAATCCGACCAAGAGAAATCTCCTGCCCGGTCACCGGGTTGCGCCAGCTGTAAAGTCTGTCTCTTTTACGATAGGTCAGGTTACGGGGCAGGTTAGCGTCGTAACGTACTGGCCTTTTCGCCATGAGTCAGTCTCTCCAGTAAAGTGCCGCCAGACGGCAGTTTGGTGTGTTTAGGTTTAGCGCGCAGGTTCTTCTTACGCGGATCAACGTAGATAGCGTCAGGCTGAACCTTATATTCCTTTCCGTGCAGCTCAGGCGCGGGATAAATTCGCCCCTCCCGCGTCCAGCGACGCAGAGTAGAAAGAGAGGGCGGAGTCGTGTAGACCTCAGCAGCCCATTCCTGCAAGTTGAGAAGCTTAGCCATGAGAACTCCTTAGCCGCCAGGCATTATAAGCGAGGCCGCATTGACGTGTTGATTAATTGAAATCAGGTATAAAGAAGCCGCCTCTTGGGCGGCTGATGCGGGTTAATGCTTTCTTCGGGAAGACTCGAAAGCTGTAGGTATTTCGAGGGCATTTAGTTTCTTTTGCTTTTTACCTGTTATGGCTTTGGCGCCCATGCAGTCTTTGCACGCAACGATTTTTGAACCATCCGACATGCTAATGCGTCTGCATTCCAGCCTCGTCTTGTTGCATCTTTCGCAGCGACTCAATCCTTTGATAATTCGCCTGCTTACAACGACTGGTTTCGACGGTTTAATCTTTAATTCGGGCATAAAATCCTCCACGAGAAAATTATAACGCCAGTGCTGCAGAAGTTTGCTCATAGATGGCTATAAATTACTTCTCAGTGAAGTATATTAAGTCGCATTAAAAAGGAGAAGCTGATGGCTACCTACAAGCAGATTCAGGAATACGTAAAATCTCATCATGGTGTCAGTGTTAAGACATGTCATATCGCTCATGTTAAGCATATGCATGGGTTCACGATGAAGCAGGCACCGAACCGTATTTCTCTAGACTCAAGAGTGTATGAATGCCCTGATAATTTCGTCCCGCTTATCGAGCAGGCAATGAAGCATTTTGGTATGATTTCTTAGCCTACTCATGTCGCACGCTGGGCGCAGCGATTTTGAACCAATAAAAAACCCCGCCAGGGCGAGGTTCGTTTTAAAGTGCTGTTATCAGTTCAGTGGGGTAGGGTTGTACTTAAATATAGCTTCTAATATCGTTTTATCTGAAGGTTCTTCACCATGTACTCCAATCAAAAAACCACCTTTTTCTGGATAGACAGTGCTAACCCGGAATGAAACCTGCTTTGCACTATAACTAACTATATTAGTGCCTGAAGACGATGGTGCTGGTTTACTGTTGAAGTAGTAGGAATCTTTCCCTGGCTCAACTTGACGCTTAGTACCTTTGTGCCCTGCACCAAATAGCATAATATCTTTCATCATTAACTTTCCTGAATAGGTTGATGACGCGTGGGGTATAGTTAGTTGATACTAAGCGAATTTTTCGTGAGGCGCATGTGCTTCATGGTTTGAACGACAGGATTAAATTCACGAGCCTCTCAGCTTATTCCTGAATTCGATCACACCCTGGCATTCCGCGCACGTCTGGCAGCCGGGAACGGCAGCGCGCCGCGGCTCCGGGATGTCTTCGCCGCATTCTGCACAATGCTCAGCTGATACGGCGTTGCGGTTGAGCCGGTGAGCGGAAAGGGCAGCGTTACGCTGAAGCTCTTCAATCTCTGCTGCGGTATCGATGATATCGGCCATGGTCAATGCTCCCGGAACTGTCGGTTAATTCGGTTGAAGGTGAACGCCAGCAATAAAAAAGGCGGCTTTAGCGACCTGGTGATTAGTGCCTTCATGCTGCACCGCCTTCATTCTTCTCGGTTTCGACTGCCATCTGCTCAAGCCGTCGAGATAACTTGGCGGCCAGCGTCTGGAACTCTTCCTCGGTCGCCACCGGGATAGGCACAAAGCGAATCCCGATGTGCGCAAGGTGGTTGGCAATGTCGAGGCTTTTCCTCAAATCAACGGGCGAGGCTCTGTTCATGCGGCTTTCTCCCCGGGTAATGGTTTCAGACCGTCATTAAGCGTGCGCTCAAGGTTGGACAATATTCCTCGCAACCTCTTTATCTCTTCATCATCGGTGAGTCGGCGCGTCGCTTCCCATAGCGTCCTTGTCAGAACATACATAGGGACATTCGGGTCGAGGCCAAGCGCTTTCGCCAGATCTTGCTGAGCGTCGGTTAACCGTTCCTCCGATTCCTCCCGGCGCTTACGTCGGCGTTGCGACTCCTCTTCACTTTCCTGGCGCAGGTTCTTCAGCCTTTCATCGTTATCCCTAATGTGCTGCTCAAGTCGCTCCTTCGACCGATGTGCTCGACAAACAAGATCGGCGATTTCGTTGCCATGTCGCTTCATTAGTTTTTGGTCGCTAAGGTAGGTGTTGATTACGCGGCTTTTTATTTGGGTTCTCTCTGCCTGCCTGGTCATGCCATCCATTAGCAGCTTCATCCAGGCATCGCGAGGAAGGGTATCAATCTGGCGCATTGTCGGCCCCTTGAGGGTATGCCATCCAGTTTCCTTCCGGATCATCAAGCCACAACCATCTGGGATGTCGCTTTTCTTGAGCATGCCTTCAGGAACTGCAAAAACAACGCCGCCTGCGTAGTTGAAGTATTTGGTGTATTTGCCTGCTGTGACGTCAGCCCGGAAATCACTTACGCTGACCTTTACCTCATAGACGACAGGGCAGAATTTGCTGTAGCTGTGAGCAATAGAGTAAACATCAGGTCGGCACGTACCGGCTGGCCCGAGTTGCATGTCCTCCCAGCAGATGCGCGCTGTGTTCTGGCGTAGATGCTCGGCAAGGTCATGAGCAAGCTCGTTATGACCCCATTTTTTTGTTGTCATTGTTCGGCTCCAAACCGACCGTTAAGGCGGCCTGTGTATGAGATGAACTCCAGGAGGCTAACTCCCAGAGCTTCAATTTTCTTGTGATGCTTGTTGATGATGGGAGGCACCGTTTCGTTCCAGTTAGGCTTTGGCTTCTTGCGCATGGCCT